ATAGACCCAATGCTGGCAGAGTTGGTAACTCCGCTGGCCCTGGCCATGCCATCCTATACGTTCACCACACGAACCATGGACGATACACAGTTCAACTTGCACTCGTATCCTTCCGCCTTAAAGAATCGGTCGGTGCAAGTCCCCGAAGGCAAGAAGTTTATACGCAAACTGTTCGTGTTCTGTGAGGACGAGAACCTTGGGGAGTTGTCGGTGGACACCAAGTACAGCCGTAGTTCTGGCTCCGACTCGGTGTGGGAGATCAGTTGCTGGCGTATAGCAAACGAGCGAGGCTCGCGGAACACTACCAAGACCACCAAGCTTGATGTGGCCAAGCGTGCGGTCAAGAAATACTTCCTGCCCAGGGGTCTGGCCGAGGTGCTGGGGAACGCCGAAGGTGTTATGTATGACTGCGACCGGGCGTTGGGTCGTCTGGCAAGCGACATATCACGCAACACTCTGTTCAAGAACCACTCTGATGTGCAGGAGTATGTCTACTATCAGTTGATGGGGCAGGAGATACCCATCCAGCTTAAACAGCGGGTGGAGGCTAAGATGACCTCGGACAAGTACAAGAAGGCGATGGGTGAGTTCGATCTGGCCGCGTCTATGGATGTCAGGAAAGACAGGCTACTTGTCGTGCGACACAAGGGTGGGTACTTATACAAGGAACATGTGGTTCGTGGGTCAGCCCTGACCGAAATAGTTACTATGTTCCAGTCGTTTGAAGAGTTACCTAGTCTGTGGCAAGACAGACTGGCGGTGCTTCAACTGATGGAGGATGAAGAGGTTGTGCGTGATGTAGGCTACAGGCACAACGACACGCATTTCGTGATACTAACTAACCCGTAACCTGCTACCCTTTGACCCGCTTCGGCGGGTCTTTTTTTGCCTGGAATTATCGACAGGCTGTCGAAGATTCCCAAACCCTATTAGTGTTTCTCCCTATAAAATATTTCTGTTGGGCACTTGACATAGTCCAACAAGCCCCGTATATTCTGGGCATGGCATTAACTCCAGAACGAAAAGTAAAAGACCTAGTGGTGGCCCAGCTTAAAGCTCGCGGCGCGTACTACTTCTTCCCTGCAAGCAACGGCTTCGGGCGCATGGGCATACCCGACATCATCGTGTGTCACCATGGTAGCTTCATCGCCATAGAATGTAAAGCGGGCAAGGGAAAAACCACACGACTCCAAGATCGTGAATTGGATAACATAAACAAAGCGGGCGGGGTGGCCATAGTCATCAACGAGACCAACATCGCATTGGTCACTCGCATTCTCACTTCAAAGGAAACTAACTATGCTGGAAAAGCTACTGCGCCTCCCACTCCCTGACCAACTCAAAGCTGTTGCGGAAAAGATTGATTCGCTGGACGATGCCAGTTCCGATGGAAGGATTTCCAGTTGGGTCCGTGGTTCGTCCTCGCTGAGCAAGTACGAGCGTTGGGTGCTCAAACGGGCGTTGCGTAAACGGGAGAGGGCTAGGACATTGTGTGAGGCCATGACGCTCGTGATAACCCCCGAGCCCACGCACGGCCAGTACCTGACCGGGCAAATAAATTATATGACCAGCACAATAGATGGCGATCCTATTGAGAACTACAACGTCCTTTCGCGCAAGTTTGTATCCCAAATGTATGGAACAATAAAGTGATCACCATCGACTTTGAAACTTTCTACAGCCAGGATTATTCCCTGACCAAACTCACGACCGAGGAGTATGTGCGGGGTCCGCAGTTCCAAGTGATAGGCGTGGCGGTCAAGGTGAATGACGAACCTACGCAGTGGTTTTCCGGGGACCTGGGGGAAACGGCGGGGTGGCTGGCGCAGTTCGATTGGCCCAACCACTTCGTATTAGCCCATAACGCAATCTTTGACGCGGCCATCCTGACCTGGGTCTTTGGCCAGAAGCCCAAGGCGTGGCTGGATACGCTGTCTATGGCTCGTGCCATGTTTGGCACACAGGTGGGCGGTAGCCTTGCCAAGCTGGTTGAGCACTTCGGCCTGGGTGTCAAAGGCACCGAGGTGGCCAATGCCAAAGGGTTTCGGCGTGAGGATTTCACCCCCGAGCACTTGGCGTCCTATGCCGTGTACTGTAAGGATGATGTTGAGTTGACCTTCAAGTTGTTCCAAGAGTTGGACCGGGGCTTTCCAGTTGTTGAGAAGCGGTTGATCGACATCACCATCCGCATGTTCAGCGACCCCCTGCTGGAGGTGAACACAGAAAAGCTGGAACAACATCTGGCTGGGGTGCGTGAGCGCAAGGCCAAACTGTTTGAAGAAGCCAACATCACCAAAGAAGTCCTCAACAGCAGTGCAAAATTTGCAGAGTTATTGGGCAGGTATGTCCCGCCTCCGGTAAAAGTCAGCCCCTCCAACCCGGACAAGGTGGTCTTTGCGTTCGCCAAGAGCGATGCGGAGTTTGTGGCCCTACTGGAGCACCCCAACGAAATCGTGCAAGCCCTGGTTGCGGCGCGGCTGGGGGCCAAGTCCACGCTGGAGGAGACCCGGACCGAGCGGTTCATCGCCATCTCCCGCAGGGGACACATCGGTGGGTCGTTACGGCGCATGCCTATTCCGCTGAAATACTACGCCGCGCACACCGGGCGGTGGGGCGGGTCCGACAAGGTCAACCTCCAGAATTTACCCAGTCGGGGGGCCGAGGGCGGCAAACTCAAGCGGTGTATTGAAGCCCCTCGCGGGCATGTCATCATCGACTGTGACTCGTCCCAGATCGAGGCCCGAGTGCTGGCATGGCTGGCGGGGCAACATGATGTGCTTGGCCTATTCGCCCGCAAGCAGGATGTGTACTCGTACATGGCCAGGAGCATCTACGGCATTCTTGAGGAAGACCCTGTGTCCCCCGACCAGCGGTTCATTGGCAAGACCACGGTTCTTGGCGCTGGGTATGGGATGGGGGCCGAGAAGTTCCAAGCCCAGTTGAGAAACATGGGCAAAGACCTGGACATCGACACCTGCAAACACATCATCCGCAGGTATCGCGGCACCAATGTCGCCATAGCGAAGTGGTGGAACCATCTGAATGTGGTGCTGGAGTTCATGACTCATAACAAGGTTGTGGGGATTGACATGGTTGGCCTCATGGAGTTGACCCCCTTTACGGGCATCACCCTACCGAACGGTCTGCACCTCAACTATCCAGAGTTGCGCCGCCACTCAAACGGCGACTTCACCTACATGACCCGGCAGGGTATCAACAAGATATACGGTGGCAAGGTGGCTGAGAACCTGTGCCAAGCCGTTGCCCGTTGCATCATTGGTGAGCAGATTATTCAGATCGAGAAGCGGTATCGCGTGGTTCTGACCGTCCACGACGCCATAGCCTGTGTCGTTCCAGACGAAGAGAAGGATGCGGCACGGGGATACATCGAAGCGTGCATGAGGACACCCCCGGTCTGGGCCGTTGGGTTGCCACTAAATTGTGAGTCAGGCATGGCTCGTAACTACGGAGATTGTTAATGGCGAATATCACATGGTCTTACAGCAGTTTGTCGCTGTATCAGCAGTGCCCCAAGAAGTACTACCACCTCAAGGTGGCGAAGGACATCAAGGAGCCGCTCAGTGAGGCGATCACCTTTGGGAACACGATTCACAAGGTGGCTGAAGAATACGTGGCTAGAGGGACTCCTGTTCCGGAGAAATACAAAGAGATTGAGCCAGCCTTGGAAAGCATCCGCAACATGCAGGGGGACAAGCTGTGTGAGAACAAGCTGGGCCTGACCGCTGATCTCAAGCCGTGCGGGTTCTTCGACAAGGGCGTGTGGTGGCGTGGCATTGCCGACATCATCATCTTGCAGGGCGACAAGGCGCTGACCATCGATTACAAGACGGGCAAGTCGAGCAAGTACGCCGATCTCAAACAGTTGGAGGTGCTGTCACTGGCCATCTTCAAGCATTTTCCACAAGTTAAGAAAGTCAAAGCGGGCTTGATGTTCCTGTTCGCTGATGACTTTGTAAAGGCTGACTTCCACGCGGACACACAAGATGAGTTGTGGGGTCCGTGGGTTTCAGATGTTGGGCAGTTGCAGTCGTCCGTCGAGAACAAGGTATGGAATGCAAAGCCCAATTTCACCTGCCGGGGGTGGTGCCCGGTTGTTTCATGTGTTCACAACGAAGGAGCTAAAAATGGCAACAGCTAAAAAAGCAAAGACGGTATCTCGTGCATCTCTGATGCGTCAGTATTACAACGGCAACCCAAATGCCACGCCTGTGGAGGTGGCGAAGAAGTTCAAAACCACGTATCAGATTGCGTACATGGTGCGCAAGGAGATGCAGAAGCCAAAGAAGCAAGGCGCAGGGAACTTCAAGCGGATAGCAGTGTTCTCAAGCAACAAGCCCATACTGAACCCTGAGATCACCATAGAAGAGATTAAAGAAGGACCAAAGTCCGATCCGGTGAATCATCCTGCCCATTACAAGGTAGGTGGGATTGAAACCATCGACTTCATCGAAGCGAAGGCACTGGGGTATCACCTGGGCAATGCCGTGAAGTACATCACTCGCGCTGACCACAAAGGCAACCGACTGCAAGACTTGCAGAAGGCCAAGTGGTACATCGACCGAGCCATTGAGAAAGCGGGGGCATGATGGACAACGACCAGAAATTTTGGCTGGGCATCTGGGGCATGGTGTTAGCGTTCTTTATAACGCTGATGGTGTGCGTCACCCTGTCAGGGTTCGATAAGCGCGACAAGTGGG